TAATTTTGTCATAACCTTTATTTTTACTTTTTTATTATACCTTAATATACGAAATATATCTCAGTAAGCCAACTTTTAATTGAAAAGAATTATCCTTTCAGTTTGATCAGTATTAACTAATCTTTGTTTCTCACTACGATAAACTGGTCGCTTCCATAGTCTCTCGTAAACGATATTATCTACTCTTATAGGTTCCCCTTCCATAATAGTAGCTGAAATTCTTGAATTCATTTTTGATTCGGCAATGTAATATAACTCATTCATAATTTTTATGTTTATTATAATATACGAAAAATATTTCAGACTATTTACTTATTCTCCTATTTCGTCCTCACTAATAAAGTAGTACTGTCTTCTATTTGTTCTAATATAATGCCATAGTCCTTCTAACCCATTAAACATCCATGCATTCTCATCTAAAAACTCTTTAATAGGTTTATTAGAAGGAAACATAAATAAGTGTATAGGGCGAACTAATTGCTCATGATGATTGCCAGGAAATATCTCTATATCTAAATCTGATTCCCATAAGAACTGATCTGGGCTTTTATGTGGGCAAAATTCATCTTTTAGTTTAAGATATTTAGAGTTAACAAAACCTTTAATAAATTTAACCATACTATCACTACGACCATAAAAGAAAATATCCCCAAAATCGTAATGTGGGTACCCATAAGAATCTCTCTGTCTACCTTGGTAAGTATAGATTGTATTATTTTTTAAATTGTCAGTTATTTTGTAATCTCTCCATTCAAATGCATCAGCTCGTTTAACTATAATAACGTCATATTTCTTATTACTTTGAAGAATAGAGTCGACTGCTTTTTCTAATAAAAACCATATTCTTTCAGCAGCAACTAATTTACAAGCTTTATTTTTAAATATATTTATATTAGCATCTGGGTAGTGTTTAGTAATGTCTTTTCTAGTAGCTTTTTTTCTAATATCAAAGTTAAAACCAGTTAGAGTACATTTTTCCATACTATCCTCCCATATAGAAAAAAAATAATCAGGGTTATATTCAGAATAACTCTCATCCCAGAATTCTACAGCAGCATCAAACTGTCTATAAAACCCCCAAACTATAATAGCGACGTTCATATGAAACCTATAAGCTATATTATTGATTTAAATTTAGTATTGTCTTTATAGAACCAGCAGCATAAACTATATCTAAAACCTTCTGTAATTTTATTAACTTTGTGTTGCAATTTAGAAGGAAAAATAATTAAAGAACCAACATTAATGTTAGATTTAGTTATCTTTAAATTTTCTCTATATAGCAAATCACCCCCCTTAAAATTATTGTTTAATAATATAATAGCTGAAATAGTTTCGGTTTTAGGATTATTTAATCTAACGTCGTTATGCCATTCAAAATGGTCATCTTTACTGTATTGAATAAATTCGAAAGTAGAATCTACAGTAAGATCTTTTCTTATTTCGTTAACTATAAATATAAGTTCTTCTCTAATTTTAGGGGCCTCTATAAACTTAGAAGTACATCTTCTAACATGAGGTAGTTCAGGAATAGGTTTAAAATTGGATAAATTATCTTTTATAATTTTATTACAAATTTCTTCTGAAAGAAAATTATCTATAACCTTTAACATTTAATTAAATAGAAGCTTTCAAGTATGTAATAAAATTTGTAACAATTGCACGAACTTTAGTCTTCTGGTCAGCAGTAATAGGATGAACTGGTTTATTTTGTACTTCAAATGAAGTTTTTTCTCTATAAATTGCCATAGTTTATTTATTATGAACTAATATGTTGTTAGCATAAAAGTTATGGTTATCAGATACGTCTCTTAAATTATAGACTGTATGAGTTTCGTCTAAAATTTCTACTTTGCTTATAAATACATCCTCACCATAATTTGTATGCAATAGATCCATAACTTCTAAATATTCTGCTTGGATATACTTACCATTAGCATAAAAAGGATGTTCAAGGGTGCAGGTAATTTCCTTTGTATGTTTACCATCCGTAGTTATCTTAATTATTTTATTTGCTTCTAGAGTTTCTATAAAACCTACTACACCTACTTCGTCTAATCCGGAATCATGATTGTGAGTTAATATTTCCTCACCTTGAGTTATATCTTCTATAGCTTTATTATCACCGTTAGGTAAAGTAATTTCAGTACCTTTAATAAAGCATCCTCCTCTACCCGCTCCAAAGGGGTTATGAACTAATAAATTCATACTAGAGCCTTTAAGTATATAAGTATCTATTACTTCCATATTAGGTTGATAAAGATCATATTCCCCATTAGTATCTGAAATTTGATAAGTATTAGAAACTACTGAATAGGAAGTATTATTCTCGTCAAATACTTTATTACCGGGTAAAACTTTTTCAGTAGATTTCCAAGTAATTACATTAGAGCCAGTATCTAATACCGGTAATAAAGATACACTTCCTAATAAGAAAGTATCACCAGATTCTAATTCTAATTTATATATGTCTAAATCAGGATTAAGGTTTTCTTCTACTAAAATTACATTAGAAGAAGTCAAATAGGAACCTGAAGGAAAGTTAGATCCTGAGTAAAACCAATCGTTAAGTTCAGTTACAGCATCAGTATCCGGAGAACCAGATACAAAGTAAGATTGGTAAAAGTAATCAGATCCAGAGTTAAGTGTTTGAATATTAAACGCATCACCTGATGAGCTGAGAATATTAGTAGTTTTAATTAAACCTCCCTTATACTTAGGATGATTCGTTGTAAATTCGTGTCTGTGTTTTTGATGGACCTCGTGAGAGACTTTGTCAGAACCGTCAAGACTCCCAGTAGTAATAGAAGAAGGAATATCAAATAAAGAAACTTGTTGATGTTCACCAACAAAACATAAATCTAAATCATTACCATATACTATTTGCATAGATCTTACTGAAGTAGTATAAGAACCTGATAGGTTGGGTAAAAAATTAGATATTAATACATCTTCTTTTTTTTGTTCTTCTATTAAAGTATTAAGTCTATAATCTGATCCTGTTTCCGGAAGACCTGCTTTTAAGAATCCTATAGATAATAAAGTAGCTCCAGATGCGTTTTCAGTTTTTTTAACAAAGTCAGGAATATTAGGGTCATTAAACGATTGAGAAATAGTATCTATTATACCGTGAACAGAAGAAGAATGATAAGAGGGAGGTAAAGAATCTAAATCACTATTAGTATTGAATAAACTATATAATTTTATTTCAGATTTAGCGTATTCAGAATCTAATATAGCTGCTTCATCGTAAGCCATTCTAAGTATAAACTTATTACTAGCATCTTCAACTGCACCTACATAAAGCGAACATGTTTCTTCTTCTTGAAATGTTATTGTAGTAATGTTTGAAACATTATTATTTACAAAATCTACTAATTTATCTACTATTAGTTGGTGAAAAGGCTTAAAGATAATATGAAGAGTATCCAGAGAGCTATCTGATAAAACAGTGCCAAAATCTGTAAAATCTAAATTTTCATTACCGGGGGTAGTTAAAGAAGTATCAGTATTAATTTCTAATAACCTAGCATTATTCGACGAATCGAATACAAAATCTGCTGAAAATAATGTTCCTTTCATTATATAATTTTATTATAAATAGCTCAGAATAACTATACTTCCTTATTCTGAAGCATGAAATAAATCGATCTACCAAACGATGCTGATACAAAAGATAGCCCTATGCCTAATCTAAATTCCTTTAAAGTATCTACTATTTCTTTTAATCCAAAATACCACAACGCTACTAATATTCCATCCCCTGCAATCATTAAAAATACTGGTAGTTGAACTCCTTCTTTAGGTATAAATTTACTTAAGTAAAAAAGTATAACAGTGAATAACGCTAAAGGTATCATAAATGATATACCTGCTAAAAAACTCATATAAAATTTATTTATCGTAAATATCTCTCCACGCTTTCTCTGACAGTTGACCCACACCTTCAACATAAAACATTCTATAGTCAATATGATCTGTTTTACGGTAAGGGGTTAACTCACCAGTTACTACGCATCTATCGAATTCTTCTTCGTTAAATTCTTCTTCCATATCTTGTTCATACATTGCTCCGCTTAAGCACATTTTATTTATCCTTCCAATTATAGTTCTTCATTCTACTCTGGCTACCTTTCTTTCTCTTTACAGCCTTTACTCGAGGACGATAAGGGATTCTTCCTTGATCACCCATACCATCCAAATCTATCGAGTCTGGTTGATGACGCTCATAATAGCCTTGAGTACCATTACCCTCTTCTCTTTGCTTCTTATTTTGATCAAATATCATCCAAAGAGTAAACCATACGTACAAACTAAAAATAGCTGCACCTACTATAAAAAATGCAAAACTCATCTCCGTCTTATTACCTGATTAATTGCTATACTAAATAGTAAAATAGTACCAGGCCAATGAGCCGAATACTGAGCTTCTTCTGTATTTCCGGAAAGGCCTAGCCCAACCGAATAAAGAAGACAAATAAATGCTATAATAATAGCATTCCATTTTAATAAAAAATCTTTAGCTTTTTCTTTCATTACAATTTATTTTATGATTAAACCATCCTCCACACTTACATTTAATCCAGTAAGTAGTAGTTGCTATAAAAGGAGAAGCAGCAGCGGCAGTCCAAATATTAGGATGCCAATGCTCTCCACAAATTCCTAAAATATGTTTTAAAACTTCTATCATTTGTATTTCTTAATTTAAAATCTCTTCGGTTTAACGAATTCTCTCTTTGAGTAACATCTCTTAAGTTAGAGATTCTATTGTTTGCCGGATTACCATCTATATGATCTATAACTTGATCTGGGTCTTTACCTTTAATTATTTTCCAAATAATTCTAGAAGTATTAGTATAAGAACCATTAACCCTGATATGGTAATAACCATTACCGTTTCTAGAACCAGCACGGTCTCCTGCTAATGCAGAACGATTTCTAACATCAAATTTGTGTCTTAACCCTGAAGGTGATGAAGGATCAACTTCATATCTTTCTTTTAAAAATTCTACACTAGGTAGTTTGTTTGCAATTGAATACATAATATAACCTATTTTTAATAATTAATATTCTATAATATAGTAAAAAACTTTGTAACTACCAACTTTTAAACTAATGCTGTAGCTAACTTAAACAACTCTTTATTAACTTTCATATCCTTCTCAAAGGATTTAATCTTACGTACCTTACGTACTTTAGCTCCAGTTAAAGCAGCATGAAAGTCTCCTTGAGTAATCTTCTCTTGAACAACATTGAAGACTCTCCAAAGGTCATTTCCTTTATCAGCATCTCTTTTAGGATCTAAAATATCAGTAATAGTCTCTTCATCATACTGAAGCTCTTTAACTCCAGCTCTAATAAGCATAGCATCTAAAGCTAATTTTCTCTTCTCTTCTTCAGTTAAGATTCTATTCTTCATATCATTCATTACCTGAACTCTATTAGGAAGATCTTCTACTGCTTGCTTAACTACATTTCTAAGTTCAGTAAAAGTATACCCCTTATGCTTAATATTAAAGTCACTAAATTTCTCATCAGCAACAACTAAACCGTTACTACATACTAGTCTAAATATACCTACTGAGAATTTAAACGATTGCATACCATCATGAGAGTTAGTAAGAAGTATTCTAGGGTAAGCATCATCACCATCAGCTGAAGTAATCTTAATATCTGGATTCTGGAAAGCAACCATATGCTTTGAAAAGATAGTACCTCCTTCTTTTCTGCTCTTTCTTTGAGCAGCTTGAACTGGTAACCATCCTAACTTATCTAGATCATCAATAATAGTTTCAGTGTTAACAAACAAGTATTTACTACTAACATCTGGGTTAGTAGGTGCATCTGCAAAT